TGTCTTCCAAGTCGCCAAAATCCTTAATGATAGATTCAGCGTCTTCCTCAGAATTATAGTGGAAATCGGCAAGATAGTCTTTGCCTGTTAATTCTTTTACTATGAAACCAGCGAACTGACAGCAATCTACAGAACCATAATCAAAGTCTTTCTTTTCCCACTTGTTCAACGCTTGATAGACTTGCAAGATCATTATTATTTTCTGCCTCCGTCTTGTGGCCCCCTTGGCGTACCCACTCCACCTGAACCACCAGTTCCTCTAGCGCCCCAATCAATCTTAGCGCCTTCAATCTTGTGCATAAAGTTAAAGAATAAATCACCAGAAGACTTCTCCTGTTGGGCTGCGTTGGTATACATCAGATTCAAAGACTTGTTGAACCGTGACAGCTCAGATTCAGCGATTAACTGAATAGCATCACCACCATCGGCGCCAACCGACATATTCATCTGATCCATGAACCCCGCCCAGATCTGGGTGGGATCGGCAATCAGAACATCGTCAGCGTCAAGAACACCAAGGTAAACCGTGACAGGATGTAGGTAGTAGTCTTCGGTTAAAGCTGCGCCTGATATGGTTGCATCTAACCCGCTTAAAGTTAGCGTAATAGCGTAAGGACTAACGTCAAGACCTTCCTCAACCTGTGAAATAGATCCAAGGTCTCCAACACCCAACCAGTCTTGACCGCCCCAAGTATACGTTCCCAAGCTGTTGTGAAGGTAAATAGTCCCAGACGGAAACTCTAACTTAGCAAAAGACACAATCGCAACGTGTTGTTGTGCTAAAGCTGTCGCTACTGCTGCGGGAAATCCTCGGCTCATGCTAGAACATCCTCTACAGCCTCAATCGTGAAGTTTGAAACTCGTCCTGCTTGTGTATCCCAAGACGTAGATCCTGCAAGCATGAAGACACCAAGAACAGGATAAAGGTAATCTATGGCATCGCCGTCATCGGTAGGCTTTCTGATCGGCGGAGAAATCGGTATCCCTGCTTGAGTAACGGTTCCTGTTCCAGATCCAAAACCCGTAGCCGTGAATGTAGTGCCGATATTATTATTAGCCGCTCCAATCGTTGTGAAGTCTGTCGTTCCAACGGATTCAATCGTGTATGATTTCCCAATTACGATTTCACGGGCTGGCAAAGAATAAAGAAAGGTTCCCGTTCCTGTAGTATCTACATCAGCCGTCACTATGTGAAGCTCATTATTGAACGCTATGTAATCACCAGACTTAAAGTAATCCGCTTGCGTAAGGTTTGCGTCTCTGGCTAAAAGAATTGATCCAGTCTGACCCGCTCCATTGACAACGATAGCATCACTGACCGCTGGCGCATTACCGCGACGAACAAAACCGTGATCCTGCAATAAGAACCTGTGCTGCTGACCGTTTAACTTAGTCAAGAACGCTTGCATATCTGCCCGATCATCACCTGTCAGGTTGTTAAACTGAAGCGTAGCTTTCCACAACGATCCTTTCCGAGCTACCGTTTGGACTGAGTTAGTCAACGGGCTCTGAAACGTCCTAGTGTTCGTCACCAGCTCAAAAGTGTTTGAGGATGGGGTTATGCTTGGGAATGTGTAAGTCGTCATTAACCGAACCTTCTACGCCGCATCAGATCTTGTATGCTGAGTATCGTTTGTTGTGAAGTCTGCTGCATTGCTGCTCGGATCTTCATATCTACATCAGCCCCAGCTCCAGTTGCGTCAATATTGTTTACGATAGTAATCCCGCCAGCCTGACCTTTCGTGTGATCAATGACAGTTTCATTCGGGTGGAGCATATGCATTTGACCACCTTTACCGTCAAGACCGCCAGCCCTAGCTCCGCGACCTGTAAAACCACCGCCTTCAAACGACTGTGCGCGAATCTGTGCAACTTGACCTAATCCAGCAGCAACTTGAGCGCCAGCCATCACAAAAGATAGTGGTGGTGGGTAACTTGACATCGCAAGCGTAGCGCCCTGATAAGTCTGCATGATTGCTTGGGCTATCTGAAAGGCTTTGTTTAATTGAAACAGCTTCTTGTTATTAGACGCGATGCCTGAGAACTGATTGCTCAATTCACCTAATACATGGCTTGTCTGAGCCGTTGCAGATTGCATTTCAAATTCTTTTCGCTTCTTTGCTCCTGCTGCTGCTTGTTCTTGGAAGAATGTCAGCTTTTCTACCAAAGCGCCGCCATTCTCATTTACATCATCAAACATTACTTTTGCAGGTGAATTATTGGCAATTTCTTCAGCCATCCTTCTGCTTGACGCAACGATCTCGTCAAAGGTTGCTTGAATTCCTTCGGATGGCAATGGTTGTGACATCATCGCACTGACGTTATCAATAGCCGCCCCAATTGATTCCGTAAGGCCAGCAGACATTGCTGACATCTTTCCAGTATCAACCAAGTCCATACCGAAGACCGAAGCCATTTTGTTGTACTTGTCCATGATAAAAGTGAAAATAGGATCAATCCTATCTACAACAACTTTTGCCATTTCAAGCATTTTTACTTTAAGGCCAGCAAAACCTAATTGCAGGAAAAATATAGCATCTGCAAACTTGCCATATCCTGACAGCAAAGCGCTAACAACTCGTTCACCTATGCTTCCGAAGTCTTCGTTGTCTAAAGCTGCTTGCCTGAAATTGTCAGCGACCGTCATAATTAACGGACTGAACGATGTTGCTAATTGATTGCCTAGACCCGTAAATACACTTTTGGCTCTAGTGACAGCATCGTTTGCTAGTTCAATCTTTGCAACATCAACCCTAGATATCGAGATACCTAGATGCTCTGCTTCTGCTGCCATCTCTTTTAGGTTGTCAGAACCTTCTCCGATCATGTTTAGAACAGAAACACCGCGAGCACCGAATAGCTCAGTTGCGATTCTTACCTTGTCTGCCTGAGTTGTAACACCTTGCATCGCATCAGCAACTACATTTAGCTGCTGATCTAGCGGCAGTTTTTCTAATACGCCAGCACTCAGACCCAATTCAATCAAGGCATCCTTAGCCACGCCTGAACCATCAGCAGCATCAGAGACACCGACAGCGAGATTCTGAAGTGATTTTTCTAGGGTTTTATTCTCTACGCCAGCAAGACTTGCAGCGTGTTGAAGTCCAGCAAGTTTCTCAGTCGCTATACCTAAACGATCAGAAGTCTTTGCAAGCGCGTCAACAGATTCCAATGATGCTTTGGTTAAAGCTACACCAGCAGCAATACCAGCAGCACCAAAAGCTGCGCCGATCTTTGCGATCTTGGTGACGGATGCACCGATTGACTTATTGAGACCGCCTAACTTCTTATTAAGCGAATTGAAAGCAGCAGCAGTCTTGTCATGCGCTGTTATCTGTAGTTTAACGTCCCGAGCCACGATTTTTCACCTCAAAGTATGCGATCCACCCCTGAAACTCGACCACGCCCATCTCTAAAATTTCTTCAACTGTCTTGTGAAGATGTTCTGCTAGTTGGTAGCAAAACAGTAGGGCATGATCGTCTGTCAGTTTTTTTCGAGATCCTCATCCTTGGGCTGCATTTCAGCAATTTCGCCAGCTACTCTGATCAGTACGTCAGGGTCAACTGATCGAACTATCTCGACCAGTTCCAGCTTCTTGAAACAAGGATCACCGTTGTCATCTACCAGATAATAGATCAGGGTCAATGCAAGACCTTCATCCATTTTATCGGAAGTCAGTTTGCTTTGGATCTCCATCTTCTTCTTGACGGATATCTGTGGCCGCACAAAATAACGCCCACCCCATTCTGGTATATCAATCGGGTTAGGATCACTAGCCAAGACACCCTGATAGTGTTCCTTGGCTTTTTCTAAGATGCCCATTTAAACAGTTGACGCTGTTAAGGCACCTGATCCCTGAAACGTAATAGACGCTTCAACCATTCCGTCAAAGGACGCTGAACGACTTACGCCCGTGACAATGCAAGTTCCACTGTAATAAGTGTCCCCAGCAGTTTCGCCTTCTGGGTAGAACCCGATAGTGACGGAAGCACCAACCGTGAGTGCGCCTTGGCCTGAAGTATCAGTCTCATCCCAGTAAACATCAGCCGAACCAGTGAAAGATGTTAGCGTTGAAATGTAGCTTCGCGCCGCATCAGTCATCACTGTATCTTCAACAGTGTCACCTGTCTCATCGATAGAAAAAGATCGAAGTTCAGCGACTGAATTAGCACCTACTTTTACAATCCCATCTCTGCCTATATGTGTAGCCATTTTTAAGACTCCTTATCTTGAACAGTTTCAGCCTTTTTGGCTGCTTTCTTTTCTTTCGCTGGCTTCCAACCTTTAGCCAGCATTGATTCTACTTTAGACGGATGAGCAACAACCGTCAGTTTTCCATCTGGACTTTTAAGTTCCATTTCTGGCTCCTATAAAGGTACGTCTGGACTATCTACAGCAGTCCGATATTGTACTAGATAAGTCAAGGATACTACACCAATAGGTTGTTCGCCTTCACCGTTATAACTAATTTCTGTGCCTGATAGATAAGCAAACTTCGCCAGTCCGTTCAACGTCCTATCAGCTCCTAAAGCTATTTCTACTTCTTTACAGATATCATCAACCACATCATCAAAATCTGTTGTTCCTTTCACATAACCTTCAACGACTACCGATAGTTCACGGTTAGTCACCAAAGATGGCCCCATGATGTCGGTCGCTGAATCTTCGCTAGTCGAATAAACTAACAAAGCTGGCATATTGCTATCAGACAATGGATAGACCCTAGACTGAAATACGTTAGAGCCTGTTGTAGCCAATCCTGTGACCGTTGTGGCTACCTGTTCCCTGATCTGTTGTCTGACATGATCAGCCATTATTGTTCCTCTAAAACAGCAGCAACTACGCCAGTCTCATCAGGCTGAACGCTGACTATCTTGTACGTTGTGGCATCTTTGATTGTGTTGCCACTTAAATCTGTAATTGCAGCAAAGGCTAGTTGATCGCCAAAAACCGCTGCTCTGAGATCCTTGGCTTTGCCGTACACAATAGGCTGGCTTCCGTTTACTCCAACACTTTCACCAGTTATCTCAAAATATTCTCGATCCAATATAACTTTTATGGTTGCCGCCGAACCGCCTGATGGCGTATAGGTACAGGAAACCCCATGACCCAATACGTCAAAATAACCATCAAAGTCTGAATCAAATTCTAAGCTCATCGCTTGGCGACTTTCTCAACTGCCTTCTTTGATAAAGGCTTTGGATCCATTTTTATTTCTTCAGCATGGCCTGAACTGATGAACTGTCTGGCTTCTGCTGTAGATAAAACAACCATATCCCCTGCGTTTCGCGGTACACCGTGAACGTGGCAAGGCATCTTAATTACTAATTCCATAATAATCCCCATAAGATCGGGGGGCCGAAACCCCCCTTTCTCATTAGCTTGCAATGATGTCTTTGATTACTGAGAAAGACTCAGGATATCTAAGAGCAACGTCTAGATCTTGGAAGAACGCGAGTCGCGTACCGCCAGAAGTAGACAAGCTGGATTGGTCAACAACAACGTCAACACCTGACCAGAAACCAATCATGATCTGGCTGAAATCGCCGTAGACCATTGCTGACAGGCCAGTGCCAGTGCCTTTAGTCAAGTCAGAAGGAACAACGGTGCTAGAAGCAACATTAGTACCCAGAATTGACTGGTTGGCGTCCATGATGAAGTTGCCTTCAACGCCGCTTGCTTGCTTACCAGTAGTCCGTAAAGCCGCGATGACTTTAGGGTTGGTCAAGAAAGCAGAGCTATTGATGATGGCATTGTCTTCTTCAACAGCTTTCATCATCTCAACTACTTTAGCGTAGGTGATTGCAGCACCATTGGTGCCCATAGCAACTACGTTAGTAGAGGCGTTAGCAATAATCCCAGAAGGTCCATTAGTAGCACCGCCTTCAATAGCAGCATCATCAATTCTTCGTGCGAAGGTGTTGATAATGTCGTTACGAAGAACTTGTTCTACAGATGGATCTGATTGCTGCATTAAGCGTCGTGATACGTCAACGTAGGCTGCGAGTGTCTTAGGAGACATCGTGACCTGTGCAAACGTAGCTGCACCTTCGCTTGGCGCTGAACCTTCAGCAACGAATGCTGAGTTGGTTACAGAAGCACTGAGCTTAGGAATAGCAACATCGCCTTTCAGTCCTTGCATGATGCGAGCACCCAAAGAAGCTACAGTCAAACGACCATACAATGCTTCGATGAATTGATCAGCAAGATGATCAGTACCGACCAAGAAACCACCAGCAGAAGTTGGTGATTTAGTCTGGTCGCGCTGACCCCAATTGATGTTAGCAGGAACGTAGAAACCACGGGCTTCTTTGCCAGAACGGTGTGCGATCTCATCAGAGATTTCACGCTCGTAACCAGCTTCTCGCCAGTCGCCAGATGAAGCAGCTTTGATAGCTCGGATTAAGCTATATTCACGCTGTTCACTTTTGGCTACGTCAACGACAGCAGCAGGAGTTTCTAACGGACGATCATTTCGGACGGCTTCAAGAAGCTCGCCTTTGAATTGATCAACGGATACACCACGTTCAATAGCTTTATCGGCTAAATCACGCTGATTATGATGCTTACCCAAAGAAATGATTTCACCGACATTGGCTAACGCTTCTGCCTTGGCTGAATCACTTACTTGGCGAACATCTACTTTTACTTCTTCAGTCATAGTAGTCACCTTATTAGTGTTTAGAGTTTTTTCTGCGGATCGACCAACGCCAACGAATTTAGAGGAATCAGCAGGAATGCTGACAATCGATGCTTCCATCGGTGTCCAACTAGCCCTGTAATACTCCTTTCCTTCGCCGTCTTTGGCACGAACCATCTTTGTGACGCTATAACCCACAGAAATATTTTGCTTAATTCCTTTGGAAACGTCAGTAAAAACCTCTTGAGCCAAGGCTGAATTGCCAAATTCAACCAACGCAACAGTACGCCGCTGCGTCTCGTCAAGGTAAAACGATCTCACCACCCCTATCTGTTCATCCATTTTATGGTTGTTCAGAAGTGGCGCTCGACCAGAAGCCATAAATTCCATATTTATGTCTTCTTTATCATGGCTCAGAACCTCTAAGCCAAAATCTCGTTCAACTGGCGTCTCTGATGAAACACCAATTCGGACAATCCTTTTTTCCTCGTCAATAGCTCCGCGAGAAAGATCGATTGTCCTATAAATTACTTTGTCAGATACCATATCACGGGCCATCGCCTGATATTCTTCATCGTCGGCTTCTGCTGTTTCTTCCACAACTTCTTCAACGGCTTCTTCTTCAGTATCTTCAACAACTTCCATATCGTCTTTTCTGAACTCGACGATAAAGCTGTCTTCGGTTTCTTCAACCCCTATAACGTGTCTTTCCATTTTCATTACCTCTTGTTCAGGCTCAATAGTATCAGATTTGTCAATAGATTCAGACCATCTTTCATCTTTTTTCATCTGTTCAACAAGTCTTTTTGACCAGCTAAACCCAGCATCACCACCCCAAAGCGCCCAAGCTATCCGTCCGTTTGACGGGTATCCTTCTTCACCTTGCTTAAAGCCTTTACCTTTCTTGTCTACTTCGTGCCGTGAGAAATATGAATACATCCTTTTAACAGTAGAATCTGACAGGTCTTTGTCGTTAGTGATATCTCTGGCTCTGGCAATTCCGACTTCTGTACCGCCGCGCCCGAACT